GAAGCGATCAGGTCGTCGATGGTTCCGGGCATGGGTGATGTCCCTTCGTGCAGATGGGTCGTGGGGTGTAGCGACAGCGGGCCACGGCCCACCCGGGTCATCTGCCGGGCGGCACAGGCGGTCGCCTCCGGGCGTCTGCCGGAGAGCGTGCTGTGTCAGTTGCTCAGTCCTCGCCCTGCTCGACGAGCAGCCGGGTACGGAGCATGGAGATCGACCGCCCGGCGGCGGCCGGGGCCGACGCCCGCGTAGGCGCCGGCGTCTGCGGCGCGGGGGCGGCGGTCAGGTCGGAGCGCTGGGCGAGACGCGCGTATGCCTCGCGGGCGACCAGCGGCGGGAGGTTGGGGATCGCGTCCAGGAACTCGCCCGAGCGGGCGGCGATGGACGTGTGGGGGTTGGCGCCGTAGGTGACCGGGCCGACGTCGCCGCGCTCCAGGTCGAACGCGTCGATGCGGTACTCGGTGTAGTCCGGGGACCAGTGGCCGGAGGTGATGCGGAACATGAACGACTGTTCGCGCACGTCCGCGTCCTCGATGGCCTGGACGAGCAGCTGCACGTCCGCCCTCTTGGGGTTCAGCCACGCGCGCTGGCCGAGCCCGTGCTCGTCCGCCCACAACTCCAGCCGCTCGTTGCGGGTGGACGCCATCGGGGTGCCCGCGTGGTTGAAGCGGAACACGACCTCGGGGTCGGCGGCCAGCGTCTTGTCCGCTGCGCCCACGCTGACGATCTCGGTGTACGGCCCGTACCAGTCGTACATCTCGTAGCCCTGCTCGAAGGCGCTGGCGTAGCCCTCGACCTCGTACCAGTCCATGTCGTTGCGCGTGACCTTCTTCGCCCGCAGCTGCGACGTGAACCGGACCTCGGGGGATTCGGGCCGGTCTCGGGGGACGGCCATCGAGGTGGAGCCCGCCGCGCCGGCGCGGGCCTGGGCAGCCTGCTGCCGCAGGGTCGCCATGTCGGTCATGAAGGTGTGCCTCCTTGCGGGGTCGCGGTGGTGGGCGCCGGCGTGGTGCCCTTGCCGAACAGCCGGTCGAACTCGGCGAGCTGGTCCTCGGTGAAGGGCATGCGGTCGTACAGGGCGCGGGCCTCGGACGGCGCGATCATTCGGCCGTCGATCTGTGTCTTGAGGACGGTGGCCTGCGTCTGCGGGTCCATCCGCAACAGGGCGTTCGTGTTCAGCTTCACGAACCGCGGCCGGGAGGTGAGGCGGCTGAGCGCGTCCTCGCGCCGCTTGACCGCCGGGCCCAGCGACATGACCAGGAACTGGAGGTTGCGCTGGGTCATGTTGGCGTAGGTCACCGAGCTGCCGGACACGGCCGCGTCGATCAGGTCGGACGGGCAGTCGAAGTAGCGGGCGATGTCCCCGATGCTGGCCTGCTTCGCTGCGATCCAGTCGGCGCCCGCGTGCTCGGCCTGGATCATCTCGTAGTCCCAGTCGTTGCCGGTGACGAACAGATCTCGGTTCATGACCGCGGCCTTGAACCGCTGCTTGGCTCCGTCGGCCTGCTCCGGCGTCAGCTGCTTTGCGGTGTTCTTCAGGTGCGCGTTGGGGATCGCCCCGCCGGAGAACCAGTCGAGGGCGAACTGCTGGATGGACAGGTACTCGCTGATCGACCACGCGGCGTACGCCACGGGGGACAGCCCGACCTGGAGGCCGGCCACGGTGTATTGCTTCTCGTGCCAGACCTCCTCCGGCTGGTAGATCTTCCCGCCGATCCGGTACGTCTTCTTGCCCTTGCGCATGCGCACCGTGACGTCGAGGATCGGCACCAGCTCGATGCGGGCCGGGAAGCCGAGCCCGTCCTTCGCGGTGATCAGGCCGACGGTGTTGCCCGCCCGGTCGAGGTCGAACTGGCTGGAGTACATCCACTCGGGCATCTCCACCTCGTCGCCGCCGGGGGTGACGAGGACGGGCGGCTTGGGCACCTCGACTTGAATGCCGTCGACCTTGCGGTACAGGTCCACCGGCATGGTGCTGATCAGGTTGGCCCGGAGTCGAAGGCACGCCCACACTGCGCTGTGCCGTAGGGCCGTCTCGTTCGTCACCGCCGCGGCCCCGCCCGAAGCGCCGGGCCGGGGCGGGATCATCTGGTCGGCGGTCTGGCCCGCGTGGTCGCGGCGGCGGAACAGGCTCACGTCTTACCGCCCTTCCGCCGGGGCGCCCGGTCTGCCAGCGCGGAGCCCGCGAGGACTACGGCGCCGCTGACGGCGAGCGCCACCCACCCCAGCCACTGGTACACCCCGGCACCCGCGCCGGCCGCGACGAGCAGCAGACCTGCGGTGTCGAGCGCCGTCGTCATCCGCTCTCGCACTACGCCCCTCCTCAGTAGATCGAATCGAGCGGGTCGTAGTCGTCGAGGACGTGCGGGCCCCGGATCACCAGCGCCCACCGGGCGAACGTCACCGCGCACAGCGGGCTGATCTCCGTCAGCGAGCTGGTGCGGTCCAGCGTCCAGGCATCGCCCTGCCGCCGAGTCCTGGCCCCGTTCACCGCCGCCGTAAGCGGCACCTGGTCGAGATGCCGCACCGTGCCCTGGTTCATCGCGTCGGCCAGCTGCCCGCACGCCTCCGTGATGTCGCCCGTCCGCATCACCGCCAGCTCCCCGCGCTGCGGCTCGTCCTTGTCCTCCGGGACGTCAATGCCCGCCGCGATCAGATCGTCGATCAGCGAGGCGGCTGGCGACCCCGCAGCGACCGCCACCGCGACGGGCTTCCACAACGCGTGCAGCTTCACCATCGCGGGCACCACCCAGTCAGTGCCCGGCCGGTACGCGACGACCTCGACGTGCACCCTGCCGTCGGGCCGCAGCGAGGCCGCGCTGATCGCCGAGCGCTGGCGGTCCTGCGATACGTCCAGCGCCAGGGCGACGCTCACGGCGTCCGGCTGGCTGGTCTTGTCGACCAGGCCGGGCCACTTCCCCTTCGGCACGTTCGGGTCGGTCGGTGGCGTCGGCTTCCGCGTCCGGTTGAGGTAGGCGCGGTCGAACTCGGCCGGGTCCATCTTCTCCAGCTCGGCCGCGATGATCTCCTCAGTCACCGTGTGCCCCAGCGCGGGCAGCGTCGCCCGCCACGTCGCCGGGTCCGACCGGTCCATCTCCTCCGGGGCATACCACTCGAAGAACGCCACCCGCGGGCGCAGCGTCAGCGCGTCCTCAGCGAGCGCGGCGAACAGCGCCTCAATCAGCGCACGCCCGCGCTCCCGCTTCTTGTTCAGCCACACGGACTTCGTAGTGCCGCCGGCCGACGCCCACCACAGCTGAGCCATGGCCCGGGTCAGCATGGCCGGGCTGAACGCCTGCTCCAGCCGGTCATCCTCGTGAGCGAACGCCTCGTCGATGAACCCCATGTCGAGCGGCGGCCCGTGGCCCGCCTTCTCCGTGTTCGCGGTGATACCCATGCGCGAACGCGTGCGGCCCCACAGGATCGCCTCGTTGCCGTTGCTCTTCCGGATGCGCGCCAGCTTGGCCAGATCCGAGCCGGAGATCTTCTCCCAGAACTCGTCTTCCCAGCGCTGCCTCGCCATGCCCCTGGTCTGCGCGGCATAGATGACGTTTTGCCGCGGCCACGCCAGCGACCGGTGCACCTGCGCGCCGAGGCACAGCTCGGTCTTGCCCTGCTGCCGGGAAACGGAGAGCCCGACTTCCCGGTGCGCGAACAGCCCGGTGTCCGGGTCGATCTCCAGGGCGACGTCACTGACGTACTTCTGCCACGGCATCGGCGGAGCGCCGAGCTTGGCCATCACCTTCCACAGCTTCGGCCCGAGCGACGGCCGGTCAGGATGCCGCGGGGTCCCCCAGCGTGGTGGGCACGTCAGCCCGTACCGCTCGTACAGATCCTCGGCGAACTCAGCCGGGGGAGCCCAGGTCTCCGAGGTCGTCGTCATCGTCAGCGGCCCGCCCCTCCAACAGCTGGGCGAGCGTCTGCCGGAGCTCGCGGGTCAACTGCGGGAGCGTCCTCGTCTCCTCCTGGGGGATCGGCTCGCCGCACGTCTCGCACTCGGCGGTGCCGTCGATCTCACGGGCCAGCCGGTAGGCGACCTCCGAGAGCGAAGGCTCGACGCCGACCAGGTCGCCGAGCTGCTCGACGTCGTTCCGGACGGCTTCCTCAACGGGCCCCATCGGAACCTCCCGCCTGGCGCAGAGTGGCTTGAGCGTGGGCGAAGAGATCCACCTCGTCTTCCGGCGCGAACCACATCGGCTCGCTGCCGTCTCCGATCAGTCGCCACCCGGCGATCGCGCCGCCCTCGCCAGCGATCAGGGCAAGCGCCAAGCCACGCGGATGGAAGACGGTCCGATTGATCAGCCACAGCAGGCCAGAGTCCCTGAGTTCCGACAGCGGACGAGCGGAGTCGGACACGCTCTGCCTCCTTGATCATCCAGTTTCATCGGCCCGGGGAGAGAAAAAAAACAGGGGGGCGCGGGGTTGCGAAATGTCCGTTTCTAAAAGACCGGGCGGTCAGTCAGCCCAAGCTCGGCTTCCAACCGTCTGACCTGCGACGGGCTCATGACCTCGACCCACTCACGTCCCTCGACGGTCCACCGTGTCCGGCAGCCGGAGCAGGACCAGACACGTGGCGCCTGCCAGCGCCAGCGGCGCCAGGGTCGGGCGCAGCCGGGGGCGCAGGCGATCAGGTCCCAGTTCGTGAGCGCGTCGACCAGGCTGTCGGCCACGGTGTCCGCATCGGTGGCGGCCGGGCCGGTGAGCGGACCGAGGTACACCATGGGTCAGGCGCTCCCGAGGTTGCGCAGCCGACCGATGGGCGGGCGGACAGGGTTGCCGTCCTGGTCGATGACGCGCGGCTGTCCGGGCGCAGGTTCGGCGAGGGCGTCGCGGGTGATGCGGTTGTAGGCGTCGACGAGGGTGTCCCAGGTGCAGGCCGGTGTGGCGTCCGTCGCGTTAACTCCGGTGAAGCTGACGCTGCGGACATGGTCGGTCATGTCCTTGCCGTCGATGAACAGGCCGGTGATAGGGCCGAGGTGCACCATGGTCAGACTCCAATCATGCGGCCGATGAGTGAGGGGTTGGTGTACTCGGCGTCGCCTCGTGTGGGCGGCAGGCCGAGACGGGCGAAAGCCCTCCATGCCTCGGGGTCCGGGCTGCCGTACCAGTCCGGGTGACCGTGCCTCTCGTCGAAGGCGGCCCGGGCGTTGGGGTCGAGAGCGATGCACGCGGCGTTGCGCAACGCGGTCAGCTCGGCGCTGGTGAGCGTCAGCGTGTGGGTGGTCGTCTGCTCGGTCTTCAGCTCGGGCATGGCGTCCTCTCTACGGTCCGGCGAACCAGTCGACCGACGTCACCAGCTGGACGACGTCGGCGAGTGGACGGTCGCCCTTCTCGTTGTTGCACTTGCGGAGGCAGACCGGGCAGCCAGCGTTGCCGTGGATCGGGGCGAGGTTGTCGGGGTCGAGGCGGGCGCCGCCCTTGCTGACGGGGTGGACGTGGTCGACGGCGTCGGCTGCGCCGTGGCCGCAGACGATGCACACGTCCGACTCGGCGAGGATGCGGCTCCGGATCTGCCGGTACTGGTACGACGTGAGTTCGTCGCGGTCGGAGGCCACGCTCCCCCTTCCTGGCGCAGCGCGGCCCTGGAGGAGTGTGCCTCCGTGGGCCGCGCTCTCCCCGCGCCAACCCGCTCCCACGGGCGGCTCGTAGCCCCGGTCAGTAGTCGGGGCAGATGTGCTTGTGGGTAGCGTCGAGGATCTTCTCGGCGGTGGCGGTGCCGCGGCCCTCGGGGCTCGTGGGGGATGTGAACCGCTGCCTGGTGACGTCCACCTGCTTCGGGCGGTCCCCGGGGTAGCGCTTGAAGGCGCTGCATGTGTTGATGCCGCGACTGACGGCCTTGTCTTCCTTGCCGTGAACGATGTCAGGGTCGATGGCGTCCAGGGCCTTGATGTAGGCAGCCCAGTCGGCGGCGTTCGGGGTGGGCGGGAGGCCGGCGTCGGCGCGGATGCTGGCGCGCTGCTCGTCGGTGAGTTCGGGGGCGCTGCTCTTCGCGGGGGCGCCGGTGCCGCTCTTGTCGCTGTCGCCGCCGCCGGTGAGGGAGGTGAGGACGCTGACGATGGTGACCATGGCGATGATGCCGAGGCAGCCGATGCCAGCGATCGCCGCAGGGTGGTTGGTCTTCTTCTTGGGCGGACGTGGGGGCGCTCCCCATGCAGGCTGCTGCGGGTGTGGCTGGTGGCTCATGGTCCCCCCTGGGACGTAGTGGCGCTGAGGGGGCATCATGTCGCCGCTCGACGGCGTCCGTACGGCGTGTGGCCGTCCTGTAACGCGGTCAGCGTCGATGGGACTCGACGGCGAGGATCAGGCGAGTGAGGCGGGCTCGCTCGCGCACGGTGTCGGGAAGGTCAAGAGGCGGCGTCGCGCACGTCCCCTTCAGGCAGGTGCTGTGCCCGTCGGAGACGAGGTGGACGTGCGCGCCTTCGCGGGCGAGGGCGTGGGCGGCTTCGGCGGCGCTGCGGGGCGCCGTGCTGGTGTCGGGCATGGCGCCTCCGTTGGGTGGGCGGCGACGCGGTCGGGCTGCCCCTCGCACCGTGCCCTTCCGCGCCGCCGCCGGGCACGACGAAGCCCCCAGGGTTCAGGTCACCTGGGGGCTTGTCGTGGGTCTGTGTGGGGCCCGTGTGCGGGCATGGCTGTAGCAGGCAAAGCGTGACACGGGCTCTGACCTGCGGTCAAGCCGCTTCGGCTGTGGGGCGTTTCAGGATGCCTCGCTGCTCGGCGAGCGCCAGGACGTCGGCGGCCAGGTACCAGGGCTGTCCGACGGTGCCACCGGACCGCTGGAGGCGCCCGCGCTGGACGAGTTTGCGGACGCCTCCGAGGCTGATGCCGAGCACGCGGGCGGTCTGGTGGGCGGTGAGGTGGCCGGGCCGAATGATCTGCGACTCCATACCTCCAGTGTGCGTCAGGCCACGGTACTCACCTGGGTGAAGTGATCCCAGCAGAGGTCCAGCCAGCGCTTCCCCTCCCAAACGCCGTGCGGGTCCTGGACGAGGAGAGCCGTCGTGGCCCGCTCGCCGCACGCCAGACAGGCGTGCACTTCGCTGTGGCACCGCCGTTCGATGTCCTCCCCGGTGGCGTCATCGGGAGCTGCGGGCATGAGGGAGGGCTCTGCCTTCAGCAGGTGCAGCATGCCGCCGATGCTCTCGTCGTTCATGGGGGCATCCTCTCGCGGTGGGTGCGGCGTGTCAGCGGGCGCCGGCCTGGTGGGTGCGGCGCCAGGCGTTGTGGGCTCGGCGGCCGACGCGGAGGCGGAGCTTCTTGCCGAGGCAGCGCGGGCACATCCGGGTCTTGTCGCGGTGCTCGATCTTGCCGAGGCCGCCGCACCTGCGGCACGGGGCGAAGGGGCGGACGGCGCAGAGCACGGCGTAGCCGCCGAGCCACAGGACGGCCGCGGCCATAGCAACCAGCATGGGGTGTCTCTTCCTCGATTCCGGGCGGTTCCCGGGGGTTTAGCGGTGCCCCTGCTAGACGCTAGGTGCCTGGTCAGGGGAGGTTTCTGGTGCTAGCGGGGGTGCTAGACCTAGCGGGTTGGGGTGCTAGGTCTAGCGGCCGTCCTGGGCCTACGCGGCGAGCCTGTCGGCCTCGCGGCGGGTGACGGCGGCGACCACGTCGGCCCGCTTGATGCCGCGCCGGTTCTTGCCGTCGCCGTCGTCGGTGGTGCCCCACACCTGGTCGGTCTTGATGCCCCACGCCTTGACGGTGGTGGTGACGTTCTCGCCCTTCCACTCGCCGTACACGTCGGGGCGCAGCTGGGCGAGCCGGT